GGATGCTATTAGATATGTTTGTATGACCGACTTGGTTTATAGGCCACCTGGTTGGAAGTATGAGAGATCAACTCCTACGACATCCAAGACAACTGGTTATTATATGAATAAGAAAAAGGGAAAGTGACAAGGCTTTGCCAGATATTAGAGGATATTCCTACTTAAATGAACTGCGTAAGCGGATTCCAGAATATATGTTTAACAGGGGAGACAATCCAGATCTACTGGGATATAGTACAGGAACACGTTGGGATCGTACGCCCAAGGAACGAGCAGTTCATATAGGAGTAGGGCAGTCTCCAGAAGAAGAGGCAGAGACCCGAAGACATGAATATACTCACGAGGCAGTAGATCTTTCTCCCAATTGGAGTTACATAATGCAATTACAACAGCCAACTCCCGAATTACACCAGGAAATGGGGTTAACATACCCTAAGGCTCTGGAATTGGAAGAGAATATGATTCGACACTTAGGGGATAAATCCCCAAGTAACGAAGAATGGAGAAATGTTAAAGGGGGGTTAAGCCCCGTCCAGAAACAGTTGTTATCCTATCTTAAGAGTTTCACTCAGTATGGCCCCCAATGGGGAAGTTTCGTTGGACCAGAGTATGATGAGAGAGAATTGAGACAGGGGAAAGGACAGAATATACTCCCTAAATTTGTCTTTGCACCAAGACCAGAGGATATGAAGATAATAGGTATGCCTAGAAAGGAACAATCTGCAAGTTTATCAGACAGGATCGCTTTGGAAGAGAAGGCAGGTTATGACCTAGGAGGATATCTAAAGAAGTATGGTCTGGATAAAAATTTTCAGAAGTATATGGGCGGAGAAGGCCATTTGACTGATGAATTTAAACTGCCCAACCATATAACATTTTCCGATGAGAGTGTTTATTCAAATGATAAAACTCCTGGAGGAAAATGGAAACTCGAGAAGGATGGCAAATGGCACTATACTCCTTCCGATTATGTACTATCTGTACATCCGCCAGAAGAGTTACAAAAGTATTTTGAGGAACGGGAACCAGAGAGCGTTTTAGAGTTACCTAAATCCGCAATAGCGGATGAAACAACACGGGATATGTATTCTCCAAGATGGAGAGATATAGTAAGATAAGGTGGAAAAATGTCATATACTGAAAAAGATAAAGCAAGAATAAAACGCTATTTAGAACGTAATCCTGAGAACAGGAAACGTACTAAGAAAAAATCAGACTTAAAACATACCTATGGAATAACATTAGAACAATACAATGAATTAGTCATAAAGCAAAACAACAAGTGTGCTATATGTGGTAATGAACAGGTTGGTAAGGATCTATTTATTGATCATGACCACACCACGGGAAAAATTAGGGGATTATTGTGCAGCACTTGTAATTTCGCTATTGGATTACTCAAGGACGACCCTGCCCTTTGTGATACGATGGCCACTTATTTGAGAAAAGAGAGGGAATAAACCGTGCCTACAACTTTAAAGGACGACGCTGTTCAATACATTTCAGATTTATTTAATGCCGTAAAAAATTGGCGTGACCCGCAAGAAAGTAGATGGAAGAGATTCTACAAACTCTACCGAAACTATAGAGACGTCTCAGATACTCCATATAAATCAAATATCTTCGTGCCTTATATATTCTCTAAAGTTGAGACGGTCGTACCAAAAATGCTGGGTACAATGTTCAATGTCAAGCCTATCATTTCTGTACAACCCAGGAAAGCTGCTACAGAGGACTTGTCCTTATTGCTAGAGGCGGTATTGGATTACCAGTTGGACGAAGATCAATTAGAATTCTTTAGTAAAGTGTTAGAGTTCTTCAAAGAATGTGCGATTTACGGATCAGCTTTTGCAAAGATCATACCAAAATTTAATGACGACGATTTGGCAAGTTTTAATTACATTGACATTGAACCGATTGACCTATTCCATATATTTCCTGACTATAGGGCAAAATCGATTAGACGGATGAAGTACATAATCCAGTTATCTTATGTAGATTATGAGGAACTGGAGTCAATGTACAATGCTGGGTTTTACCAGAATGTTCCCGAGTTACTTGGAAAACTGGAAAGTATCAATGCGGTTGACGAATATAAAAAGAAGAGATTGTCTAGCGTTGGCATCATGGACGAATACGCCTTTGATGCAACACGAAGAGTGGTGGAGGTATTAGAGTACTGGGATCGAGAATTTATCTATACCGTCGGAGCTAGACGTGAGTTACTCAAAAAGGAAAAGAACCCCTTTGGTGGTTTGCTACCTTTTATAATGGCACGTTACGTGCCCGTGCAGCATGAACTTTACGGAATCGGTATACCTGAAATTGCCGAGAGCCTTCAGGAGGAGTTGAATGATGTACGTAACCAAAGGATGGATAACGTCAATCTTGTTATTAACAGGATGTTTCTTGCTAATAAATATGCTGATATTGATTTCGACGCTCTTATATCGTATCCTGGAAATGTTATTCTAACCAACGACATGGCTTCAGTGGTAGCATTACCTACTCCTGATGTTACGCAATCCGCTTATAGAGAAGAAGAAATCATCAAGAAAGATATCGACAGTGCAACAGGTGAGTATCCTTACAGTGCCGGAGAACCGCCCCAAAGGCGAGAAACTGCTACGGGTATCGTGAAGTTACAGCAAGCATCTAACATCCGTTTTGATACGGTTGTGAAGATGTTAGAGTTCACCGTTCTCCGTAGTATAGCTAAGATGTTCTTGTGGTTGGATTATCACTTCTTAGATCCTCAGGATTTTGCAAAGATTGTAGGAGAAGAAGAATTTGTGGCCAGAAATGGAATGGCCTTCTATCAACAGGACATAGATGCAGTATTAAAGCAATACAACTTCCAACCAATGGGATCGGCCACGACTGCGGTGAAGGAAGTTAGGATCCAACAGATGATGCAGGCTTATCAGTTGTTTAATCAGGATCCATACATTAATCAACTGGAACTTAGAAAGATGCTATTGGATGCATTTGACATTAAGGCAACACGCAAACTCTTACAGAACGCCCCAATGCCAAATGCTACTATACAGCCACCCGCCCAAGGGCCAGCTGGTCAAGGTGGACCAGGAGCACCGACTCCTATCCCTCCTCCCACTCCCCCAGCACCAGGGCAAGGAACGGAAGCTGAGGCAGGTTTAATGGCAAACTTAATGCAACAGGCGGGAGGGGCAAACATGCCAGGACCGCCCGCTATACCACAATAAGGAGACGGAGATGGCCTTAAACAGGAAAGATTTACTGTTAGAGGAAAAAGATAAGAAGGTACTCGCCAATAAGGATAAGGTCGAAAAAGATATTAATCAAGGCGGGGCACTTCAGAATATGATGGACACCTTCGGATGGAAGATTTTATATGAAGGTTTTATCAAGCCGAATATCGCGGAGGACAAATTTCTGTCTGCTTCGCGTGAAAATCTCGCCGATGTTCGGGCGGAGATGAGAATACTCAAAGAACTGATGAAGTTCATTGAGACTCGGGTCAACTCTGCAAATGAATTGGCGAAAAAACTAAATAAATAGGAGGACAAAATTTATGGCAAATGACAAAGGCAGAACTATCGAAGAACTCAAGGACAAAGTCCATTCTGGGCTCGATACTCTGTCGGACGAAGACTTGGCTGTGTTATTTGCGGAAGCTGAGCAAGTTGCTCAAGTCACCCCACAGCCAGACCCAACTACATCCGTTGCCCCTGCAAGTGCGGAACCAACTCCTCCAGTTGTGGAAGCACCCAAAGGACAAGCTATCCTAATGGACTTAGTGCCTGAAAAGTTCAGGGAAAAGGATGACGCTGCATCTCTTACTAAGATGATTAAGGCCTTGCAGGAACAGGAGACTGCTCTAACACAGAAGTCTCAGGAAGTTTCTCAGTTACAAAATGTTGTACAGGAGTTAAGTAGAAAACCTAGGGAGGAATATCGTGCCCCTCAGCCAACTGCTCAACCCACGGCTCAGCCTAAAACGCCAGAGCCCGAGGTGGAAGTCGATGACTTAGGGTTCCTAGATTCGCCAGTAGCCAACGCAAAGGCTATTGCGACCCAGGTAGCAAAACAGGTAGCCGAGGAAGTGGCTCGCAGAGTTTCTGTTGAGCAGATCCGCGACTATGATACCTTCACGTTAAGAAGGACTACGTTTGACCAGTTTCGTAAAGATCATCCAGATTTCGACACTGTTAAAGCTGAATTCTCGGAAGCGTGTAGGATTCATCCCGAATGGGACAATGATATTAATGGACTTCCTAAACTCTACGACCTTGCTAAGACATTAGCAAAGGCTAGAAACGTGGCTCCTGCTGTCACGCCAGCACAGCCAGCACCTGTCATAGACATTGAAAAACTGACAGCTGAAATCACAGCAAGGGTGGAGGCCCAGGCTGTTGAGAAGGCTAAGCAAGCCATTTTAGAAGAGATTAAGAAACGTAGAGCAGCAGCAGGCATCATATCTACCAGTCCCGCAACGAATCCCGCGGATAGAGTGACACCTTCCACACGGACGGTTCCACTTACACCAGGGGAGAAAACGTTACAGGATATGTTAGATTCAGGGCCAAAGGGTTTGGATGTTCTCAATCCCTATAACCCCTCATTAAGTGTTGAGAGAGCTTCTATAAAGTAATCTCTCAGGAAAGCTTATCCCACATTGCACGGGAATGGAGGT